AGAGCCGCCCATATCTCGGAAGACAAGAAGACAGTTATTAAAATCGACTATCGACCTCGTAAGTGGCAACGCAAGATACATGACGCCACCGAGCGATACAAAGTCTTAGTTGTTCATAGGCGTGGAGGCAAGACAGTCCTCTCGATCAATGAACTAATTAAGTGTGCACTTTTGAAACCTAAATCCCGATACTTCTATATTGCCCCAACCTATAAGCAGGCGAAGATGGTAGCCTGGGACATGATTAAAGGCTATGTACCCAAGAAGCTGATCAAGAAGGTTAATGAAGCTGAATTATATATTCGGTTCGTCAATGACAGTCTTATCGAGCTCAAGGGTGCAGATAACCCAGACTCTTTACGTGGTATCGGACTTGATGGCGTAGTATTCGATGAGTACTCCCAGCAACCAGCCAATATATATACAGAAATTATACTACCAGCCTTAGCTGACAAGCAGGGTTGGGCAACGTGGATTGGTACCCCACAAGGTAAGAACGAGTTCTATCGTATTTTCCAACAGGCAACTGGCCCAGACTGGTTCAGATGTTTACTCACAATTGATGACACTAACGCACTACCTGAGGCTGAAATAACAAACCTGAAGTCGATCATGAGTGCTGACGAGTTTAATCAGGAGTTTCTATGTAGTTGGGTACCGAGTATCAAAGGTAGTTATTACGCCGATGAAATTCAGGAAGCTAGACGTGAGGGACGTGTTTCACACGTACCCTATGATGCTGGCCTCCCAGTCTACACAGTATGGGATTTAGGTGTCTCAGATGATACTGCCATTGGCTTTTATCAGATGGCTGGTCGTGAACCGCGTATGATTGACTTTCATGCAGACACTGGCCGTGGCCTAGATCATTACATCAAGAACGTTATACAAACTAAACCCTATAACTATGGGAAGCATTTCGCTCCACACGACATCAAGGTTCGGGAGATGTCTACAGGTAAGTCGCGTTTAGAGACTGCTTCCAAACTAGGTATAGATTTTGAAATTATTCCCAACATAGGAGTTAAAGATGGTATCGATGCTGGTCGTCTCGTGATCCGGAAGATGTGGTTCGATCAACACAATTGTGAGGACTTCCTAGATGCACTACTTCAATACAGGCGTCAGTGGGATGACAAGCGTGGTTGTTTCAAAGACAAGCCACTACACGACTGGACCTCACACGCCGCCGACGTACATAGATACTTTGGTGTCATCATAGATGAGATGACCAATACTAGACAGCAAGCTAAACAATTCAAACCAACATTCAGTTATTACTAATATATGGCAAGAGCCTTCAATACAATCAAACAGGACAGAGCAGAGAAGACTTCTGCCTACCAGCCCAGCAAAGCAGACCGCGAGATACTATCCCAGATCCAGCGTGACTATCAAGACGCATACGAACTACACCACCGTGGTTTCGCTGAGTTCAATAACCGATCTTTAATTGAATACATAAACGATTCCCAGAAAGCGTTTAACTCGTATGTTAAACCTCGTTCTTCTGATCCAGATGAGGCATGGCGTGCGAACACAGTTCGTCCTATCACAAGGAATAAAGTTATATCAATTGCTTCGCACGTCACGACTCGTCTGATGCACCCAGCAATATTTGCTCAGAACTCAAACGACCAAGAAGACAAAGACGCAGCCCTCGTGATGAAGGAGTTGATGGAGTGGACAGAGGATAACTATAACTATGATCGTTTCTTTGTTGCAGCAGTTATAGCAGCTTGTGTGAACCCAGCAGTAATCATTCGTGAGGGGTTTGCAGACGTCATGAGAAAGATCAAGGAAGTTAAAGAAGATGGAACTTGGTCCGAGAAAGAGGTACGTGATGAAGTCTTTAGTGGTTTCGTAAATGAAATCGTACCCATAGATGAGTTCTTCATTCTGGACTTCTATGAAAGCAACATTCAAAAACAACCTTGTATTATTGTGCGACGCATAATCGACTACAGTAATGCCAAAATAAAATACGGAAACATAGACAATTTCAAGAAGTTTGTTCGCCCTGGGTACAGGATCATGTTCTCACCAGAGGAGGATGCCTTCTATGACGACAGAGTTGATTTCCTTAATGACCGACTTGTAGAAGAAGTTACTTACTATAACCGTTTGGAGGACTTGGAAATTACTTTGGTGAATGGTGTCTTGATGACAGCACCCGACGCTCCGATGAAGCGTGCAGACAAGATGTACCCATTCGCAAAGACAGTATACGAATACATTGATGAAGACCGTTTCTTCTACGGTAAGTCGTTAGTAGACAAGATGAAGGATGACCAGCGTGTCATAGATGTACTCTACAACATGATTTTAGATGGCTCATTCTTGTCCTTGATGCCACCAGCAGTAGTGTTTGGTTCAGAAGAGGTAGACTCATCTATCATCACCCCAGGTACAGTAACCACATTCAAGAACGACACCCGAGTAGACATGCTCCCAGTAGGACAGAACGTGAACACTGGACTCAATGCCCTGCGAGAAGTAGAGCGTTCATTGTCAGAGTCTTCTGTGTCTCAGCAGTTACAGGGTATGTCACAGTCTGGAACCCAAACAGCATTTGAAATTGCTCGACTGGAACAGAACGCTAAACAGATGCTTGGTCTCTTTGGAAAAATGATATCATTTCTTGTTAAAGATTTTGGAAACCTACGTATCAAAACAATCCTACAGCACATGACTGTAGGTGAAGTTATGGATATATCAGGTGGAGAGAAACGATTGAAGTTTCGCCAGATACTACGCCCAGAGAAAGTGGTAGATGGACAGAAGAAGACCACAGAAATTAGGTTCGATATGGATGTACCTGAAGAACCTATGGATGAGAAAGCTAAACTAGGAGAAAGCTTCAAGGTATTGGAAGAAGAAGGTGGTATGGATTCAGACCGAGAGATAATGAAAGTGAATCCTAAACTATTTAGAAACTTGAAATTTAGTATTTCAGTATCGCCAGACATTAAGACAGAGCGTTCAGAAGCAGTAGAGAAGGCCTTGAAACTGGAAGCGTATGACCGCGCTATCCAAAACCCAGTCATTGATCAGGAAGCTATCACACGTGACTTTTTACTTGAAGCATTTGTACCAGGAGAGACGGATAAATACGTCAAGGAACAGACACCAGCGGCACCGGCACCTGGTCCAGGTGCAGAAATGAAAGGTATCAGTGGCAGTAACCTAGTTCAGGGTTTAACTGAACAAGGACAGATGGAACCAGGCGGAGGGGCATTATAAATAGCTAAACAACGATGGACTTGAAACTTACAAAACAACAAAAACAGAAAATTGCCGATTCGGTTATGAATGAGTTGTACCATGCAGTTACTCATTCAGATGGTCTCGTAGGAGATGCTAAAGGACGTCTTATCTTAGACGGCAAACTCCTACCAGATCATGATCGTAATGTCTTAGTTGGCCAAGCAAAGGCTATCAAAGACATGCACTTGCTAAAGATTCTGTTACGAGATCTAAAGAATATTGCATGCAAACGTATGTACGAAAGTTCACAGTCGTTTGACGACTTGATGTTCGGTAAGGCAATGCTTTATTCCTTAGATGTCATAGAAAAGAAGCTAGAGAAACTAGCCTCTCTTAAATAGGAGATTGAAGTCTTAGTACTTCAATCCAGCGACTGTCTTCCTCGTTGTGCAGTCGTTGGGTTGAGCTACTAAGTACACGTAGTGCAATTTTTAACCTATAGGTGAGAACGACCTTAACTGTTTTAAAAAGACTTTATGTCAAACCTCAATGAGGAGTTGAAACAATCAGTAGAAGCAACTACTGAGTCTCCCGCTCCTGAGACAGAAACAATAACGGGTTCACCAAGGACCGATGATGCCGGTTTAACAAATGAATCAGAACCTAAGGAGGAACCACAAGATGGTGAAGTAGATTTTAAAGCTGAACTAGAAGCTTTGAAGAAGGAACGCGATAACTACAAAGAAGGTTTATTAGCTGCCAAGAAGAAATTGAAAGACAGCGTGCGCTGGCTGAACAGG